GCCTTGAAAAGAGGGTTTGGGTCACTGCGTTTTATCTCGGCGATCTTCCGCGCACCAACCATATCGGCGATCTCGTTGTTCGCCATGCAGCGAAGTTTCGCCTGAAAACGCATATCGTTCCGCATGTTATTTCTTCTTGGGCCTTCCCGCGCCCGCCCTGGCGCCGCCCTTCTTGTTGCCTGGAGCATCACTCGATATCTTCGCTGTGTTGATCTTCTCCGGAGCCTGCGTTGCCCTCTTCTCCGCCTGGGCCGCCTGCATGGCCTTCTTTGCCGTTATGTCCCGGAGGTCGGTCGAGAACATCCGGCCGCCCTTTCCCGAGTTGGTCTGCCGTGCCTTGCTCAATACGTCTGGGTCGGTCGGCAACTTAGGGTCGAAGGCCCTGGTCTTTACCCCCGCCGACATTATTACCCTGCGTTTCGCTTCCTGGCCGTCCGGAAGCCTTACATCCCGCGTTTGAATTATCGCCATGTCATACTCCTGATTTTGATTATAACATCAAGTTTTAATACGCAATACCCCGCCTATTTTTTGTCAGGCCCTGCTGATGTGCGCATTTTGGGTTCAGGCACTTGGCACACCTGGCCCATCCTTTCCGCTTGAACGGGCATTTGCAGGGGATCTCAAACACCGGCCCCCCGCACTTCGCGCACTTCACCTCGGGGATGTTTATCCCAGCCACGGTCTTCCCTGAATGCATCACGAAACTCATTTTGGAACTCCCTTATCTCCCTGCGCCGCTGTAGCCGCGCTCGCCTCCCGCTCCGCCCGTATCTGATCGAGCTGTTGCTGGGCCTTCTCGTCTTCCTTCGCTTCCGCCTCTTCCCTGCGTTGCGCTTCCTGGTCAACGTCCACGCCCGGTATCTGCGATGCCACGAATTCCTTCGAAATAATTCCCGCCGTCTGGGCCGGGATATACACGTCCCTGATGTGATCCCAATGCTCCTGAGATATCTGTGGGATGGTGACCTTGATCTTGGAGGAATCGAGCTTGCCACCCTCTGTGGACTTCTGGGCCGTCCCGTTCTCCTGGTTATACATCGCCATCGCCTTCTCGATGAGCTCGGTGAACGCACCGATCCAGATCGATCGTTCCCGGGTCGTAGCGGCCATGACCAGCTCCCGGGTGTTGTCGCCGGTCGCCCTGTTTTTCAGAAGATCGAGAAGCCCCAGATAGTGAATGGGAATAGATACCGTGCCGGATATCATCTTGACCAACAGCTCGATCTCTGCTATCAGGTTCACGATGCCGCTTGATTCCGGGCTGACCATCGAAAATTTACCGACGTGAACGATGGCTTTTCCGATCCTCCAGTTGGTGTTTTCGATTAATTTCAACATCTGGGTGGCCTGGGTCATGTCCGTGACCTCAAAATCAGCGGTGGGGCTTGAGAATAGGTGGTCTATTTCTCGAAGGTCTCGCAGGGCCTTGTCCAACCTGTCTATCTGGGTCAGGCACCTCTGTATCCTCGGCTGGGCGTCGTTCGGATCTGTTATCCGTCCCCCGAATTTCTTGTATACGAATTCGGGCTCTTCGATCACGACTGCGGGGTTTGTGCCTTTCGCGCCCCATGTCATCTGCTTGTACCAGAGATAATCATCGGGGGCTGGAATGATCTTATACTTTTTTTCTCTATAGGAAACAAACCGGGCATTGACCATACCCTTGCTGTGAGTTTTATATGGTTTTTTATCCCAGGTGAGCCGGAGGCCGATTTTGCCCTCGATCTCCGCCTCCTTCGCTATTTCCTGGGTCATCTCCGAATCCAGGTCATTAAAGGCAAAGAAATCCGCACACCAGTCGATCTCCTTCTTCGCGTCGTCCGTCGTCAACCCCTTCGCGGCCCCGACCTGCGGACCCTCGCCCAGAATGAATGCGGCCCGGAGGTCGATTATCGTCGAGGTCTGCAGGCACCCCCAGTCGGCCACGCTTCTGTATTTCCGGTCGATCTCAGCGACCGCCAGGTCATAATCCTGATAATCGTTCCCGACGTATTTCTTTTCCTTCTCGATCACCGCCAGGATGTTGTCGACGATCAACTCCTGGACTTGTGTCTGGAATTGTTTATTGAGCGTGACCAGCTCATCGCGCTGCTGTTGTAGGACCAAAAGGGAGCCGGATACGCCTGCCGCCCGGATCTCCGCCTCATTTCTTTGGTTTGTCAGTTCTTGTATTCGCGCCGCCCGGGCCTTGGTTTTCAAAATATCCATTGCGATCTCCCATGTCGGTTCGGTTTTTACATTTTCATTTTATACCGGATTAATATTGCCGGGAATGGTACCGAAGAAGGCGACAGCCGATTTCATATGCGTAAATATAGCGTAGCGCGTTCCATCAAGGCCGTGATCGTTGAATTTAACAGGCTCAGGGATTGATTCGCCGTTCTTGTCCTCTTTCCATTTGTACGTAGAAACTTCCTTGATCAGGTTCGACGATCCCTCAATGATGAAGATCTTCTGGCTCTGGAGAAAGTCGATCCCGGCTCTCACGGAATCGGCCCCCTTAGGAGCTGGGCGGATATTGAACCCCTGACTCCTGATCTCGTCTATGGACTTCGGCTCGGCGGCATCGGCGTAGATATAAGCTAACGGTGGAACTCCTAGCCTCCGCATCTCTGCCCCGATAGCTTGATTGGTCATCTTCGTCCGGTAGAATATCTCCTCGAGATAAAACTCATCCGCTTTCCGGTATATTTTTATCAGGGCTGCGGGGTTGACCGAATACCCGAAGTCCAAGCCGTAGATCACTTCATCGGGATTCTCTGGGGCTTTGGTAACAGTGCTCCAGCTGTAGATCATTCCCTTGAGCTTCGCCCAGACTCCGTACCTGTAGATCATGCGCATGGTCACGTCCTGGATCGCGTCCAAGGCCGCTGTGTACTGGATGCGCATTTCCTCGATCGGGTTATCCTCGATTGTCGAGATGTCCGTGTAGGCCCTGGGGTCATTGTCCTTCGGGTCGTCAGGGAAAAATCGTCTCTTGATCCAAGGGGCCAGGGATTCGACCGGGTTGAACGTCATGATGATCTGCTTGTAGTGCGGCGTCGGTTCCCGGAATGCCAGGTCTACCTCGAGGAAGTCGCCCTCGGTGAACTCCGTCGCTTCCTCGAGCCACTCGGCCGTTATCCCCTTTATCGATTTGATCTTCTGCTTGTCATCCAGCCCCCGGAACAGGAGGACGTTGGGATGGCCATCGGGAGAATAGAACCGGATCTCCATGTGCGTCCGGTCGTGCTCGTAGTGGATCTCCTGCTCTTCGAGTAGGCGTTTGAAAACCTCGAGGGTGGAGTCGCGGTTGGTTTTGGACACCTTGCGGAGGATCAGGACGCGATGATTGCCTTCCGCCATGCATCGGTAGAAGATCTTTCGGGCGGCCGCCTCAGACTTGCCCGATCCCTTGCCACCCCCCATGACCAGATAACGATCCTGGACGCCGAACAGAGGGAAGAAGTGGTCAGATATCAGGAGGTGCATGTCACTTTTTAGGTGCCGGTGCCCCGGGTTGAGTTGGGAGTTTCGTCTGGACAACCTCGATGATCATCTTGTTCTGGGTCTTTACCTCGCCGCCATGCTGAATGTCTGTCTGGTCCCGCCAGCCCAACATGTTCTTGGTCATGAATATCCAGATGGCAGGAGGGAGGGCCCGGGCAAGTTGCATCAGGGTTGCGTTCCTGGTCGTGACCCATTTTTTTAGGGCGTCGGACAACTCGGGATGGACCTTCGCCCATTCGTTCAGGGTATCCCGGCAGACCCCCAAGTTCATCGCCACCTGATCCAGGGTACACAGCTCCAGGTATTTTTTTGGATTGAGGCGGAGGAATTCGGCCAGGGCCTCGACCTTGATGACCGTCACCTCGCCCTGGTATTTGCTCGGCCGGCCGCCACCATGAGGGGGATGAACTGGTAGAAGAATGTCGGGGGGAACGGTAGGCTTCTTCTTGACATTTCCCTTGGACAATACCAAAGCCTTCTTGGACGTTTTCTTTTTCATGGGATGAACTCATGGCCGCATTCAGGGCATACGACGGATTCATTTTCAACCAGCTTGTCAATGCCCTCTTGGTCGCCACCTCCGGCCGGTGAAGAGACGCCTTCAATGACTTTCTTTAAATCCACCGCCTCTCCCAGGTCAACCTTGTAATCTTCGAGGTCAAGGTTTTCTATCTCTGGGTACACCAGTTCGGCGAGCTTGTCTTCCTCGTAGAACCCCGCCCGGTCGTTATCCGACAGGGCTATCTCAATCCTTCGCGCCTCTGTCTTGGCCTCGACCACGGACACCTCGACCTCTTTGATCCCCATGTCCTTCAGCGCCCTCAACCTCATGTTGCCGCCGAGGACGACATATCGGTCCTTGGATTGATAGGCGACGAGGGGCTTGTAGACTCCCAGCTTGGTTATCTGCTTTTTGAGGCGTGCAAAATCAGCCTTGGATATCCCTCGGGGGTTCTTGTCCCAGAGGTCCAGCTGGCCGATCGGTACCTTGACTATCTTCATGGGCCGCTCTACCTCCGCCCCTCTTGCGCGATGTGATTGTCGAGCTTCTGTTCGGTCCTCTCGATGGCTTTTTGCATCCCGTTTTGACCCTCGACCAGCTTTCCAAGTGTCCGTTCCGTCTCGGACATCTTTTCGAGCGTCCGCTCGATCCGGTCGAGCCGTTGTTCATCGAGGGCTATTGCCTGGGTATGAGTCCTCCCGTCGGCCATCTTGGGGATGGTTATCTGCTGGACCACGAGAACGATGGTCATTACGATCCCATAGAACAGGGACACAGTAAACTTTCCGTTTCCGTTTTGGAACAATGCACGGGGTGACATGGGCGCCTTCCTTTCTCTGGGGAATTCCCGGGGGGCAGAGGTCTGTTCTTTTTCCAATCCCGGAGTCAGGATTTTGGGGGATAGATCTTTCCTATTATCCACACCGTCCCGGCGTAGATCACGTTCAGGGCGGTCAGACCGAAGAAGGCGGTGAACTTGCTCATGGAATGAGCGCCAACGAACCAGAACAGGAGTACGAAGAGTACGTATCCCCCGCCGATGAAAAGCTGTTTTTTGGTGAGTTTCATGATCTTCTCCTTGGTTTATTTCCCGAATATGAGGATCAGGGCCGTTGCGATGGCGGCCCCGTATCCGGCTGATTTGAGATTCGAGATGAGGCGCGACTTTTTAAGCGACTCAATGATCACATCCCGGGCGGTGAGCTGACCGTCCTTGGTGCCGATGATTCCGTCCTTGTCGATGACCACCTGTTTGAGGTTCGAGACCTCGGACCGGACGTCCTGGAGTTGGCCGGCCTGGGTCGATATCTCCGCCTGGAGGCTGGGAACGAGGGAGAACTCGAGGTGATGGAGCCTCTCGAGGTCCTGGGCGTCGAGGCGGAAGGCATCGAGGGAGAAAACCCCTTCGGTCTGCCCGGCGGCGTTGACCCGTAGCCAGACGTCGGTGGTGTTGAGATAGCTCCGGGTGACGGCGAGCAGCCGTTCGGGAGTCGCGGATTGGAGCTCCTGAAGGGCGGCGGCGAGCTTCGCCTGGGCTTCGTCCCGCTCTTCCCTGAGCTGCACCTTCTCCGATTCCCCCGCGGCGTCC